ATGAACTAAAGAAACTCATTACCAGTCCTCTCTCATTGAAACTTCAATGTTGGTAATGCCACCGTTGCCTACTGTCCATTCTTGTAGATCTGAATCTAAGATCATAGTAAACGGCACAGCAGTGATAGTCAAGGTAGTTGTACCGTTGACAATGGTATTGGTCAATGAACCTGAAAAATAAAGTGTAGCAGCACCACCACTGTTAGAAGTACATGGTGCTACACACATGTAGATTTTAGAATGATTTGAAAATTTAAAATAATCGCCAGCAGCCAATACTGTTTTAGTATTGCCGCAGCCTGTTAGTTGTACTACCTTAGCACCTACGGTGTTGGTAGCACCTATGCCTGAATTCGTAGCACCTACTGTACAGGTACTGGTTGTTTGATTAGTTAAACTAGTATAAGATATTTTTGGCAATAGGATTTCAAATGATAATTGTGGTCCATAGGCCTGTGCCAAATAGCCTTTGATGGTTCCTGCTTCTAAGGCTGTTAACGGTGGATATGTTAACTTAGCACGATAATAACTTACACCGTAGCCTGTTCTACGTACTTTACCTGAATTGGTTTCTGTGGTTTGACTAGGTGTCACCAAAGAAAAATCAACACTAGACGGGCTAGGTGATGTTGGATATGTTGTTGCTAGATCAGCCATTTATACCATGCTCCTTTGTCCACGCTCTAACATCGCGTCTGAAATAATCTGTTTAATTGTACCTTGACGTTGTGTGATCAGTGTGTCAAAGTCTGAAGTGTCTATGGCATTGATAGTAAAGGTAACATTTACCGGACTACCACCACCTAGGTCTCCATTTCTAGTTATGCTGCCAGTGGTGTTAGGTGTAAACAATTCTGGACCTGCTTCACCAACGATATATGATTGACCACCCATTACTGGTCCGCCTAACTGACGTCCTTGATATTGCTGTGATCTAATCTGTGCCACGTTGGCAAGACCAGCAGCCACAATAGTTGCCGCAGCGGCAAAGCCCAATGCTGGACCAACAACTGGTATCAAACTCATTGCGGCAAATGCCTGTGTGGCTGCTTGATAAGTTGATATGATAGTCTGTGCTATGGCTACTGCTTTTTGTGCTTCAAAGGCTTTCTTGTTGTTTTTACCTGCTTGCTCTAAGAAGCCACCCAACATACCTAAAGCACCTTGGATACCAACAACACCACCTTGTGTGACCATCTGTGCCTGTGCCATAGTGGTCTTGGCTACGTTAATGATTTCAGTATTAACCACACCTGATGCTTTGAGTTGTTGCTCAAAGGCCGACATACGCAATTCACCAATCTTTTGTTGATGATCGTATTCAATCTTTTGTCTAGCACGAGCATAATCTTCTTCGTTAGCAATACCTCTGGCACGCATTTCATTTTGGAAGGCTTCAAGATCTTCCATGGCACGCATTTTAGTTTTATTGGCCTCTGCTTCCGGATTACCAGCACCCATAATTTGAGCACCCGCCTGAACCATTTGAGTGACTTCTCTAGGTTGTGTTCCTGTATAGGTATTGATTATCTTATCTAATTCTACCTGTTTGCGTTTTTCTTGGGTTAGACTTATTTCATTTCTAAGTCTATTTGCTTCGATTTCATTAAGAGCACGGCCAAACTCTAATTCTTTTCTGCGTATGGCCAGTGCGATCTCACGTTGATCTTTGTCTTGGATACTTAATCCTAGACGCTCAAGTTCTAGAGTCTGTATGTCTTTGGTTATGGCAAATTCTAATTCTTTGGTTATTCGGCCTTCTGCGGCCTTTTTAATTTTTTCACCTTCTAAACGAACAACGTCTTCTAAACTTAATTTGCTTTCTTTGGCAATGGCTTCAGCAATCTTACGTTGTTCTATTTCAATTCTATTAGCACCAATTATTTGTGTTTGAGCATCATACTGTTGTAGATATGCGTCTGTGGAATCGCCAACTGCTTTGGCTAATTCTTTTTCTAAGTCTGCGGCAGTCGGTGTTACTGGCTTTGGTGCTGGTTTGGATCTTTCTCCTCTAGATTCACGGATACTATTACGCAGTCTTTCCATTTCGGAATCCACTGTGCTTATAACATCATTGGTTACTACAGCAACACCGGCCGCAGCACTAAGTCCAAACAAGGCACCTGCGCCTTTAAATATTTTACTGGCTAATTTTCCACCAGGTAAATATTCCACAGCATCTGCTAGGGCACTACCAAATGAGGTTGCTGCCTGTACTGCCTTGCCACCTAAATACACGGCTGCTAGTATAGCCACACCTTTGATCATGGCTTCTATGATAGTTAAAGATTTTTCTAATACTTCTTCAAAGCCACCACTGGCATCAACAGCATCATTGATTCTCTTAATTAAATCAACCAAATATGGAGCAAAGGCTGCTACTGTTTTTTCTAAAAAAGCATTCCAAGTGGCTTTTAATTTGCCTACTTCGCCTTCTAACTTATTAACATTATCAAGATCAGCCTGTGATATGGCTAGACCTAATTTTTCTAAACGTTCTTGGAATTTACGAATGCTTTCTTCGTCTTTGAATGCCGCCACTAGTCTATTGCCTGCCTTACCCAATAGATCATATGACAATGCTGATCTCAATGTTGGGTTTTCAACTTTGGCAATGGCCGCTGCCACTGTGGTCATTTGTTGATCCACAGGGATTGTCATCAATTGTTTAGCATCAAGACCTAATTGTTTTAGACTCTTGGCTGCTTGGCTTGAACTATTAAAAAATGCTTCAGATAAACTACCACTGAGTTTTCTAAAACCCATTTCTAATGCGGAAGTATCAACACCGGCGGCGGCAGCGGCTTTTTGTAAAGCCTTTAATTCATTTACACCAACACCAATAGCCTCGGCAGCATCTCCTAGATCATCTAGTCTATTAAATGCTATGCCTAAAGCAGCGGTGGCTGCTCCTGCGACTGCTGCCAGGCCAGCCAATGCTTTACCGGCCAAGTTGGCGGTTTTATCAATACCACTGAGTGCTTGATTGAGACGATTAATCTCACGTTCCGCATCACGTGTATCCGCTGTGATCTTAATCTGTGTTTCAGCCACTTATCGTCTCCTTGCTTTATCCAGTGCTTTCTTTTGTTCTTTGGCTTCCCAGGTATAAAATGCCACCCAGGTTTGGAATTCTACTACTGACATATCAAATACTTGTTCTAATGTGAGACCCAAATCCTTGCCCAACCTACAGGCAAACATCAGATCGGGATCTCCAATTAGTTTTTTTCTACCTTCTCCAGGTCAGTCTCTTCATCATTAACCTGATTGATTTCAGATACGACTCTGATAATAACACCAGGATCAACCTCATTCATCATTGTAACCTTGTCTGGCATATTAAACATTTTGCTACCATCTTCATTGCGTGCCTTGACAATTAGACTTTCAACCAATGCTTCTGTGGTCTTGCCCTGTTGTGCTAGTTCAACTAATTTGCTTTGCTCTCTGAGAGTAACTGCTGATTTAAAATAAATCTTTGCGTCCCATTCAGGAACATAAACAAATTTCATATCACCAGAAATTTTTTCTCTGAAGTGACTTGTGGCTTTTTCTAATATTTTACTCATTTTACTTTTCCTTTAACTGAAGTTAATGTTGGTCCAATAATACCCTGTGGGGCTTGTTTGGATTTAACATACGGTTTCTCAAGGTAGCGTGTATATGTTTGCGTGTTACTGACTTCAAAGTTTTTGCCTTGATTAGTCATTTTACTTTCCCAAGAACGTGAGGCTAGGCCTGTGCGTTTGGGTGTAAATTTAGGTGCTTCATTTACAATCGTATCTGCTACTCGCTCCAGAAACTCGCGATAGTCGCTTTCTACCTGTTTGATAGATCCAGCAACTCCGCGAACTTCAATCTTGATTCCGGTCATCTATTAGACTGCTGTAGTTGAGAACACAGTAGCACCAGTTCCTTGGAAACTAATACTGGCTTCAACCATGCCATCCATTGAACTATTCACAGTATAACCAGTTACGATCACATCACCTGTGAATGCGTAGTCATTGCTTCCAGAATAGTTTTCTTGAATGTAGAATTTCACAGCAACTCCACTGGCACCTACTAGACCTGCTGTGGGATTGAAAGTGCTTTCGCCACTATCAAACTCACTTGGATCAAAATAGATATCAGCAGTACCTGAGAATGAACTTAGACCATTAATATAAGTTCTTTGATCTGTACCCATTACTGATGTTTCAATAGTGTCTCTGGTCATTTCTACTGAAAAACTTCTTACGGCGGCAACGGCTATTGAATTAACTGTTACTCCTCCGTTATTACCTGTTATTGTGGCCATAGTAATCTCCTAATTAGGCTGTAAATGCGCAAGCACCAGAACCTTGGAAAGAGATTGAAGCCTCTACCATTCCGTCCATGCTTGAGTTAACTGTAAAGCCAGTTATGATACACTCGCCAGCAAATTTGCCTGCTGTGTCATTCAAATACAATTCTACTGACAATGTTGCTTGTCCTACTGTACCGCTGGTTGGGTTCAATACTGCGTGAGTAGCAATAGTACCTGTAGATGCTGCTGGGTCAAAATAGATATCAGCAGTACCTGA